CAGCGTCAGCCACAGGCAACCAAGGTGCAGCGTCAGCCACAGGCTACCAAGGTGCAGCGTCAGCCACAGGCAACCAAGGTGCAGCGTCAGCCACCGGCAACCAAGGTGCAGCGTCAGCCACCGGCGACCAAGGTGCAGCGTCAGCCACCGGCGACTATAGTGCAGCGTCAGCCACAGGCTACCGAGGTGCAGCGTCAGCCACAGGCAAGGATAGCATTGCTCTTGCTGCCGGATACGAGTGTAAGGCTAAGGGAGCTATAGGTTGCTGGATAGTCCTCGCAGAACGTGGAGAATGGAACGGTAATACCTACCCGATTAAGGAGGTCAAGGCGTTTGAAGTTGACGGGGAAAAGGTTAAGGCTGACACATGGTATATGCTAGTCAATGGACAGCTTAAGGAGGTTTAGTGGAAGTAATATAATTAAAATAGAGAAAGAAATGAAGCAAAGTAAATTGACTCATGGCTCTCTGTTTAGTGGCATTGGCGGCTTTGAATTAGGAGCTGAAATGGCAGGGATTGACACTTTGTGGAATTGTGAGATTGAAAAATTTCAAGGTGAAATATTAAAAAACAAATTTCCTCATGCAGAAAGATACACAGATATTACAAAAACAACCGGACTCCGATATGTGGACATCATTAGTGGAGGATTTCCGTGTCAAGACATCAGCGTTGCCGGAAAGCGTGAAGGTATTAAAGGGAAACGATCCGGCTTATGGAGTGAGATGTATAGAATTGTACGGGAGGTTAGACCTAAGTACGTCATCATTGAAAATTCGCCAGCTCTCGTTATTTCCGGTTTCGAACAAGTCTTATGCGATCTTTCCAAAAGCGGGTATGATGCGGAATGGCAATGTATATCAAACTACGCTTTTGGATACCCGCACAAAAGGGAAAGACTTTACCTTATTGCCTACCCCAACGAAATCGGATTACAAAGCGACGTATGCAAATGTAGAAGCATTAACTCGATATTTAAACAGTGGACATCAGATACGAGTGTCGGATATACTTGTGCAAAAAGGATTCTTGAAATCCCAGCGCATAGCACTGTTAGAAATGATGATGGGTTTCCCAATTGGTCACACAGAGTTGGGAGTATCGGCAATGCGGTAAATCCAACAGTGGCAAAGTATTTATTCGAGTGTATTAAGATATTCGATAAACAATTAGAGTAAAACAGATCAGAAATGAACAAGAAAGAGCAGCAAGCGATCGACTTTCTTCGTAGTATGGAGCGTGACGATCTGCTATCACTCGGATTCTCCGGAGGTAAGGATAGTGTAGTTATACTTGACCTTGCTGAGCGTGCAGGCATTAAGTATAATGCGATTTACGCCAACACCACAGTAGATCCACCGGGCACGATTAGCTTTATAAAGAAAAACTATCCGCAAGTGAGGATAATTCATCCAAAGAAATCTTTTTTTAAGCTGATTGAGGAAAAAGGTTTTCCATCTCGTTTACGTCGGTTCTGCTGCGAGGAATTGAAAGAGCGATATGGAATTGGTAAGCGAAGTATTGAAGGGATGAGAGCTGCCGAAAGTAGGAATCGAAAAGATTATGAGCCGGAGCAGTGTGATACAAGAAAATGGATGAAAGGCGCAAAGCATATTCTTCCTATCCTCACATGGACAGAAGAAGATGTTTGGAATTACATTAGAGAGCGTGGTTTGCCATATTCGAAATATTACGATGCTCCATATAACCTTTCTCGACATGGTTGCGTAGGTTGCCCGCTCTGCAATTCTAGGCAAATGCAGCTAGAATTTAAAATGTTCCCCGGCTATGCTCGTAGAATGATAGTAGCCGTTGAGAGGTATATGAGCGCTCATCCGAATGGTTTCCTTGCTCGCAATTTTGAAAACGGTCATGAGGCATTCTATTACTATATCAATGAAGTCTCTATTGCAGATTTTCGCGAGCAAAGGAAAGGGCTGTTTAAATTCGATGCACAAGAAATTATTCGAAAAGAAATTTTAATCAATAAAGTAAAACAAAAATATGAATAAGGAAGAATTTCTGAGCAAAAGAGATGCCATCGATTTAACGCTAAAAGAATTGAACGGCGAAAAGAAGAAGTTGGAAAAGGAATACATTGAATCCAACCAAGGATTCCCTATTGGAAGCAAGGTTTGTATAACAGTCCCGGCTTATGAAAGGTTTTCTCTTTTGGACAATGAAAGGATATTGGTCCCCGAAGCGAAGAAGTTAGCCTATATTGCAGATTATGAGATTGATGATAACGGAGAGGTTGTCCCCTCTTTAAGACAGTTGGATTACAATGGGGGCATGTCAGAAATGCCTTTATATGTTAATTTTAAAAAGGTTATAATTGAATTAATGTAAATCAGAACAGAAATGAATACTAAAACATTTCAAGAAGTCGCCAGGATTTGGAGTGCTGCGAAGCAACCTATCATAAAGCATGCCACGATGTGCGCGTATATGCTTACCCTTCAAACCCATTTACTCCCATATTTTGGGACGGAGACAGCTATATCGGAAAGCGACGTTCAGAAATTTGTTCTCTACAAGCTTTCCTCTGGTCTTGCTAAAAAAACCGTAAGGGATATTGTGGCGGTGCTGAAATCTATAGTCAAGTATGGTGGGAAACATAAGTTATTCCCTTATGAGGAGTGGGAGATAAACTATCCTACAGATACCGAATCTCACCGTTTGCCTACTTTGTCCTTAAACCATCAACAGATACTGATGAGCCATCTCACCGAATCTCCAACTCCTAAGAATATAGGCATTCTGCTGTCTCTGTGTACCGGCATGAGGATTGGAGAGGTGTGTGCCCTGCGATGGGAAGATGTGGATTTCAGACAGAAGGTAATCACCATTAGTTATACAGCAGGAAGGATATACAACTGCGAATCAAGAACTACGGAAAGGACTTTCACTTCTCCCAAAACACGAAATTCATACCGGGAGATACCTATCTCAAGACAGCTTCTCTTTGCCTTGAAGGAAGTAAAGAAAATATCTCCGTCCCGATTTGTAGTAGGAACATCAGGACGTCCGGAAGATCCCCGTTCTTACCGTGATTTCTTTGCCCGGCTCTTGAAGCGTCTGAATATTCCGCACATTGTGTTTCATGGACTCCGGCATACATTTGCTACCAGATGCATTGAAAGTCAATGCGATTATAAGACAGTGAGTGTAATTCTTGGACATTCGAATATCGCTACCACACTCAATTTATATGTGCATCCCAATATCAATCAGAAACAAAGATGCATTGAGCGAATGAGCAACTTTTTAAAAATTAAGTAACCCTCAAAACCAAAATAGAAATGAATGATGGAGTTTATTTTGACCAAAATGGCAGCGAGGTAATCGTAATTAATGGGGTTGAATACTCACGAGAAGAATTTGATTTTCTTGTGGATATGTGTGGAGATTGCAATATGTAGTAATAAAAGAAAGAAAGGAATATTTATGATAGAAATAGATTTGAATGATACCGTTAGTGTAGAACTCACAGAATGGGGAGCCACATATCTTAATGCAACGAATATATTTAAGGAAACAACCATTACACAGAGATGCCATTATAAGACTGACTATAAAGCAGGTGATGTTTACAAGAACCAGCTTTGGCAGTTGATATTGGAGTTCAAAGATGGGATTAGATTTGATAAAGAGAAGGCTTTTAATAAATTGAAAAAAGTAATTGATCAATAAGGAACAAAACTGAACAGATATGAAAAAAATAACGATAATATGTGATGCATGCGGAAGAGAGATACAGCCATCGTATTTCCGCAGCGCAAGATTGGATTTCAAGGTGGATAAATGGGATGGTGGCTCTGTTGGTGGAAGGGAAGATATATTCATCCAAGAGGCCGACTTATGCTCGGAATGCGCCCATAAGTTACAGAAATTTATAGAGAACGAATTGAACATTCAACCACATCACCCTAATTAGGAAGTAATGGATGAGGTGTTAATTAATACATATATGTTATGGGAAAAGATAGACGATTGGTAGTAAGAATAGATGATCGGACATCAATGTTACTTAATGAACTTACTGGGATAACCGGTATTAAAACGTCAGTAATCGTACGTGGAATGGTTATGCGTTGTATTGAAGAGTTGATTGATAAATCAGGCAATTGGAAGATAAATAATGAGAAAAATCAAAATCGGGAAGGCTGACAATGGAGTTATGACTCTATTGGCGCGTAATTATTCCAAATTAAAAAACTTATGTGGCTATCGGGACTATGGGTGCTTTTGCTCTAAAAGTTATGAAGACATATTCCAAGATACAGTTATTTATGTCTCTCAGGACAAGAGAGCTGTAGGTATGCCAGAGGATGAATTGGTTAATTATTTTTGCTTCCGATTTAAAATGATACTATTTCAAACGATAAACGATAACAAAGAATTAAAAGAGATTGCTTATGCCGACTATAAAAAAAACGAAGAAAGTTGCTCAGAAAGCGAGTAATATGTATGATGTTGAGCGCAGAAAGATATACAATACGAACCGCTGGAAGAGACTCAGGGAAAGAAAGTTTTCCATCAATCCTTTATGTGAGATGTGCTTAAAGGAGGGGAAGACAACCCTGGCGGAAGATATACATCACATACAGTCATTCATGCAGACAGAGGATAGATGGGAACGTATGGCTCTTGCGTATGATATTGGTAATCTGATGAGTTTGTGCAAAAAGCATCATCAGATGATTCATAACCAAAAACATTCAGGGGTTTAAGATGTCCGATTTCATTAGTGGTGCGCCTCAACCGGGGGAAGATGCTTTAATCGTCCTTTCCTCGGTTTTCTTATTCCGCCATATCTTGCCTTGCGGAGCATCTTCGTCGGCAAAGTAAATTGTCTGTCAATGAGGCTCGTTGATAAAAGGTGATGGGGTTAATCGGTGGATAGGCACGGAAGGGATAGGGGGATGTTTTTTTATTTGCATTGCTGCTGCCAACCTCGCCCCACCCTTCTTCACACGCACGGAGCTTTTTCAAATTTTGAATTTGTTAAATTATTAACAAATAAAAGCGTGTATGACAATATTGCGGTTTTATAAAAAAGATATATGGTAAAGTTTGCTATGCCCAATGGTTTATCCGATGAGGCTCAAAAATTTATGAAAGATGTAGTTAAGGAACTAAATGCGAGAAAGGCAATTCAAAACATAGACCTTGGCGCATTACGAATGTTGGCTACCAGTTATGAGATGTATCTTCGCGCAACGCAACAATTGCTGGAAGAAGGTCCTGTAATCATGATTAAGTATGAAAAGGCAGCTCACCCGGCTCAGAATATTGCGACAAAGAATTATGCGCAAGTCATGAAGATTATGACTGAATATGGATTAACCATCAAGAGTAGGGGAAACATAAAGGCAATGAAATCGGATAATGAAGAAAAATCCCCATTGGAAGAGTTTATTAGAAGAGGTGCAAGATCTAAGAAATGAAGGAATATTACCAGTATGCAGCAGATGTTCGTGACGGAAAGGTATTGGTTGGTGAATATGTCAAATTGGCTGTGGAAAGGTTCTACTGTCTCTTTGAGAGGGAAGATGTTGAATTTAGAGAAGAGATGGTAGATTATGCCATTGATTTTATTGCGTTGCTAAAACATTATACAGGTAGACATGCCGGGAAGTCATTTATTTTACTTCCGTGGCAAAAATTTGCGGTTGCTAACATATACGGTTTTTACAAAAAAGACGAAAACGGGGAATGGAACCGTCTTACATCGTTTGTTTATATAGAGATGGCGCGAAAGAATGGAAAATCTGCATTTGCAGCTGCTCTTTGTTTATATCATTTAATAGCGGATGGAGAGGCCAACGCAGAGGTATATTTGGCAGCGAATTCCAAGGATCAGGCAAAAGTAAGTTTTAAGATGTGTCGAAACTTTGTATCAGGGCTTGATCCTAAACACAAGTATTTAGAATCATTTAGAGATCAGATAAATTTTGATAAGACATTATCGTTTATGAAGGTTCTTGCAGCGGATTCGTCAAAATTGGACGGGCCTAACCCTTCAATGTTTCTTCTTGACGAATACCATGCAGCGAAGAATTCAGGACTAAAGGATGTTCTTCAATCCGGGCAAGGTATGCGCGATGATCCGATGGGTATCATTATAACTACTGCCGGTTTTGACAAGTTAGGGCCTTGTTACCAATATCGGGAAATGTGTACAGAAATTCTTAAGGGGTTGAAAACGGATGATACAATATTTGCCTTGATTTATTCGTTGGATGAAGGTGACGATTGGAAGAATGAATCTGTATGGGGGAAGAGCAATCCTAATTTGGGCGTCACTGTAAAAACTAAGTATTTACGCGAGCAGGTTCAGAAGGCAATCAACTCTCCGTCAGAAGAGGTTGGTATAAAAACGAAGAATATCAATATGTGGTGTGATGCAGAAACTGTATGGATACCGGAGCATTATATATTAAGTTCTTCTTCTGATGTGAATTTTGAAGACTTTAGAGATATGGATTGCTACGCAGGCATTGACCTTTCCAGTACGAGCGATTTGACCTGTGCAGCATTCATGTTCCCAACCGAGAATAGATATTACTTCAAGGTTAAGTACTACTTGCCCGAAATGGCTTTGCGCGAAAAAAGATTTAAAGAGCTTTACGGGGAATGGAGAAGGAAGGGTTTAATTACAATTACACCGGGAAATGTAACGGACTATGATTATATTTTAAACGATATACTAGATATAAGAGATAAGGTATATATTCAGAAGATAGCTTATGATGCATGGAATGCTACACAATTTGTGATTAACGCCCAAGAGAAAGGATTGCCTATGCAGGAGTTTAGCCAGGCATTAGGCAATTTCAATCGTCCGACAAAAGAGATGGAACGATTGATGTTATCAGGCAGGGCGGTTGTTGATAATAATGTAATAAATCGCCATTGCTTTAGAAATGTCGTGATGGCGCGTGACAGGAATGGGAATACTAAGCCAAGTAAGCAATTTGAAGAAAAAAAGATAGATGGTGTGATTGGAATGCTTGAAGCTCTAGGCGTTTATCTGATGTCTCCGAGATATGGAGAGTTTTATTAGTTGTCATACATTTATAAGGTTTGTAATGAGATTTGATTTGGTTTTCATGATATGTAAAGGAGATGGTTCGTGAGAATAGAATCCTTTGTATGACAAAAAAAAGGTTATCTGATAAAAGTGGATAAATGAAAGTATTTGGTTTAGAAATAAGAAGAGCGTCAAAAGTAGAGACTTCTCGTGTAACTGCATGGAGTTATACAGGAGGAAGAACGATATTGCAAAGCAGAAGCAAACCTATGCTTCTTTCTACCGTATATCGTTGTGTTGATTTGATTTCGGACAGTGTCGCAGTGCTGCCTTTGAAAACGTATGAATTAGATGGTGATGGTTTCAAGAAGGAGGCAAAATCCCATCCGGTATATTATTTACTTGATATGGAGCCAAATGAAGACATGACTCGCTATGTTTTCTTCAAGACAATTATGGCCTCTGTTTTGCTGACCGGGAATGGATATGCTTATATCGAGCGTGATAATAACCTGAATGTACTTCAATTGATTTACTTGCCTTCATCACAGGTAAGCATTGTATGGATACAGGACAAGAGAGGGATAATGCGTAAGCGTTACCAGGTTGTTGGGTTTAAAGAGCTGGTCGAGCCAAGGGATATGATTCACGTGTTGAATTTTTCCTATGATGGTATCATAGGTGTCTCAACCTTGGAACATGCACGTCAGACGCTTGATATATCTACTAGCGCGGAGGAACATGCTGCGGGTTTTTTCAAGTCGGGCGGTAGTGTAGCCGGTATATTGACTGTGGAGTCGGGAAGAGTAGATAAAAAGCAGAAGGATCAGATTTACCAAACATGGGAAGAACGTACTAATCCGGTGACAGGGCATCCTAATGGAATAGCTGTGTTAGAGGGTAATATGAAGTATCAGCCTATATCTATTAGTCCTAGGGATAGTCAGTTCATAGAAAGCAGACAATTCCAGGTGATTGACATGTGCCGGTTTTTCTCTGTTTCCCCTGTTAAGGCATTTGATTTGTCGAAATCAAGTTATTCAACAGTTGAGGCTACTCAACTTCAGTATCTAACGGATACCGTGTTGGCTGTTATCACCAAGATAGAATTGGAAATTAATCGAAAAGTATTTCTTCCGTCAGAAAGAGGACGTATTATTGCAGAATTCGATACATCCGCCATTTTGCGTGCAGATATGACGTCAGAAGCAACTTATAATCGGGAAATGTGCAATGCCGGCGCAATAACACCCAATGAAATTAGGCGAAAACATGGGTTGTCAAAATTACCGGATGGGGATAATGCGTTTATTCAGGTGAATATGCAGACATTAAGCAATGCTGTTAAAGGGAATGGCATACAAGAGCCGGAACAGAATGCAAACCTTGGTAAAGTTGTAGAAAAAAATGTCGGAAAAGAATGATCTTTCTTGTTTTGTCATACAATTCTTTGGTTAGTTGATAAAAGTTACAGGAATGGACGAAAAAAAAGAAATAAGAAATACGGCTTATCAGGTTCAAGTAACCGGAGAAAGCGAGGAAAAGCGCACGGTTGAAGGGTATGCTGTTCTTTTTAACACTCCATCGGACGGGTTATATTTCGAGGAGGTTATAGAGCGAGGTGCTTTGGATGGAGTTTTGGAGAAAAGCGATGTTTTTGCGTTGCTGAATCACTCCCAAAATCGTGGTATTTTGGCTAGGAGCAATGGTGGGAACGGTTCCCTAGTTTTAAAGGTGGATGAAAAGGGATTAAAGTATCGTTTTGAGGCTCCTAAGACAGCACTGGGTGAAGAACTGTTGGAGAATATAAGGAGGGGGGAGATATCAGCCAGTTCATTTTGCTTCGATGTGGAAAAAGACACATGGGAGAAAAAAAGTGATAATACATGGAAGCGTACGGTCCATAAGATTGGAAATCTGTACGATGTTTCTCCTGTATACAATGCCGCATATAGTAAAACCTCAGTTTATATGAGGGGGAAAGAGTTAGCAGAAGAAGAACTGCTTAAAAAAGCAACCATACCCGATGAGTATTACCGTAACATAGAAAAAACATTTAATATTTAATTTTTATGGCAAAAGAAAAAAGTATCACCGAATTAAAGGACGAAAAAAAGCAATTGCAATCTCGTTCAAAGGAAATCATTGCGAAGGCAAAAGGTGAGCAGAGACAGTTTACAGCTGAGGAGAATGAAGAACTGGGCGCAAATCAGGTTCGCATGGCTGAAATTAACATTGAAATTGATGAAAGGGAGCTTGAAAATCGTAGTAGCCATGTGTTTGGTCCCCGGCAATCTATTGAACAGTTCTCACTTCGTCGCGCGATTTTGGCACAAATGAACAAAACCGAACAGAGAGATAGTGAGGCGGCTGTCATTGAAGAAGCGACTAAACTTCACCGTTCTGTAGCAGCTACTACAGAAGACAGCGGTGAGTTGATCATCCCTTTAAGTTATGCAAAACGCGCAGCGTATACGGCGGCTACAGAGAAAGCAACCGGTGTTGTTATCGATGAAGAACAGCAGGAGTTGCTTCTTCCGTTGGAATCTAACCTTGTGCTTTCGCAGGCAGGTGTGCGTATGATGACGGGGTTAGTGGGAAATATATATTGGCCGGAACATTCTGCTACTAATGTATTTTGGGAAGGTGAGAATGCGGAGGCAAAAGATGGTGCCGGGGTGTTTAAAAAAGGCAATCTGTTTACTCCTAAGAGATTGACCGCATACGTTGACCTGTCAAAACAGCTGCTTATCCAGGAAAATAGAGACGTGGAAGGATTGATTCGTCAATTAATGGCAATTGCTATTGCTCAAAAAATCGAGAAAACAGCATTTGCGAAAGACGTTCATGCCGATAATGTTCCTGATGGTATATTCCAGGAAGCTAATGTTAGCAATACGATAAAAGGTGATATGTCATGGGGGCAGATTGTTGCTATGGAAACGGCAGCGGATGTAAACAATGCATTGTTTGGAAATTTAGCGTATGTTATGAATCCAAGTTTGATTGGAAAAGCCAAAACTAAAGTTAAGGATTCATCAGGTGCAGGAGGCTTCATTTTTGGCAATGACGGTCAAGGGATGCTGAATGGGTATCGTGCATTAAGAACGAATAATATACCTAAAGAATTGGGAGAGGGCAGTGATGAATTTGGCATCGTGTTCGGTAATTGGGCTGATTATTTCTTGGGACAATGGGGTGCTATTGATATGACGGTGGACCCATATACTCAGGCAACTAAAGGATTGGTAAGATTAGTGATTAATTCTTATTGGAATATGGGAATGATTCGTAAGGAGTCATTTACAATTGCATCATTGAAATGATATGGGTAAGTACGTGACTCTGGAGATGGCTAAGATGCACTTGAATATTGAGGATTCGTATACGGATGAGGATTCGTATATCGAATCCTTGATAGAAGTTTCCGAAGCAAAAATCGCCAAGGAGTTGTGCATCACAGTAGAAGAACTTGCTGACTTGGATGATACCGGAGACATTCCGGCTCCATTGAAGCAGGCTATCTTGTTATCTGTCGGGGGATACTATGCTTATAGAGAGGACATAATTACTGTAAAGAGTAATCCATTGGAACAGGGAACTAAGCATATATTGGAACTTTATCGGGATTATAGTTTATGAGAGCCGGGCTATTGCGAGAGATATTAGTATTCAAAGAACTGAGAGAGCATCAGTCTGAAACGGGTTTTGTAGTGAAGGAATACGAAGAAGTGTTCCGCTGCAAAGGATATAGGAGAAAGATGTCATTAGTTGTAGATAAGGATGGTATCAGTGCAATGGAGCAGTTTATCGGCAGGACTATCGTATTCCAGATTAGGGCATATCCCATTATTAAGGATTCACAAAGGGTTGTATATATGAATAATATATATGAGATTAAAATGATAGATCCTCAAAGGGATAATACCTTGATTTTAACTCTTGGGAGGGTAGATACGTAACTATGGAGCTAAAAGTAATAGACCGGGAAAATATTAATTATCTTGTCCGAAATTTAGAAGATTTTGAAAAAGATAAGGCAATTCGTAGCGGGTTAAGATCTGCCGCATCTGTTTTTATGCGCAAAGGGAAAACCAACCTTCGGGCAAGGATGCGTAAGACAGGCAAGGTTACGGGCAATTTGGAGAGTTCCTTCACAACGCGTGTAAAAAGACGTAAGTTAGGTGCGTTATCGGGATTCACACAATCGGGTGCTCATGCGCATCTTGTAGACATGGGAACGCGAAAACGTCCTCATCCACTTACCGGCACTTCCGGCATTATGCCTGGCAATAACTTTTGGTCTGATGCGCGTAAATCAGAAGAGGTAAAAGCGACACAATATCTGTACGAAGGCTTGAAAAAAGCAATCCAACGGATTAACGAGAGGAGATAGTTATGAATATGTTTGGAATAACCACGGAAATACGTGGAATACTGTTGGCTTCAGCTTCAATTAAGGATGTTATCGGTCATAAAATATATCCGATAGTGGCTCCTGATGGGACAGATGGCGATTTTATAGTATACCAGCGTGACGGGTATCGGCAAGAATATAGTAAGATGGGGGTCGCTCGACAGATACCTATAGTTTATGTAAGCGTGATTAGTGATAATTATGATAGGAGCAATAAAATTGCCTCATTGATATATTCAGAGCTTGAAGGCAGTTTTAAAAATCCCACAATGACGATTCATCTAGAGGATTCGACCGAGGATTATGTCGATAACAAGTATGTTCAAGTCCTTCAGTTTTCTATTAGTTCATTGTGAGCAAAGAGGATGCTAATTTTAGCATCCTCTTTTGTTTTGTCATACAAAATTTTGGTTAGTGGTATAACTCAAATTTAAATATTATGGCAGAAAAAAAGTATGATTCAAGCAAGGACATGGTTGTCGGTGATAAGTTGATGTTGTTTGTAGAAGTCACCAAGGAATTGCAGAAAGAGGTGGTTCCGATTGCCTTCGGCACATCGTGTGGCATTGATATTAGTGCAGATACAATTGATACCAGTAACAAGATGTCGGGTAACTGGAAGGAATACCTGACAGGGCAGTTAGGTTATACTGTATCCAGTGAAAGTATGTTGTCCTTAAAAACGGGGCACTTGTCATTCGTGACGTTAAAGGAATTAATGAAGAAGCGCACGCCGATTCCATTTGTAATCGCTAAAACAGAGGAATCTGAAGGCGATTTTCCTAAAGGGGAAGAGTATGTCAAAGGTAATGCGATTATTACTGCATTGTCAATGAAGGCTGACAATGGGGCGATCTGTACAAGCTCTGTAACGCTTCAAGGTACAGGGCCGTTAGAAGACGGTGCCGGTGCATAATTTTAAGTAACAAGGAAAGCGGTTTTACAGACCGCTTTTTTTAAAATAAGATATATGGAATTGATTATAATATTGGCTATTAACTGGATTATACTTCTCCCTTTTTTTATAAAGTGGGTTTTAAAAAGGGAGAAGCAGCCGGTTCCGTCTAAAAAAACGATGAAGAATGCTGTTTTTCAGAAATACACTGTAAGAATGGTAATCAGATGGGAACAGCTGATGAAGAAACCTTTCTCCCAAATGGACTACTCGTCAAAGGAAGATATAGATGCATTTCTCTACGTGATGAATGTAGATAGTACTCCTTATACGTTTGAGGTATTTAGGACAGCATTGGAAAATGATGGAATTTTCAAGGATATGATGTTGAGGCTTGAGAAGGCAATGGGTATAATGGCTCAGTTTCAGAAGGATAAAGTAGCTGATGATGTACCATCGGATGCGACCTTGTCGTGTAGTATTGGTGAGATAGTATCTATGTTGGTAATGGGTGGGTTAGACGCTCATTATGCGACCGAGGAAATGTCATTATGTGATCTGCCATTGTATATAGAGGCTTATGAAAAAAAACGTAAGGAAGAGATGGAAAGTGCCAGGCTATGGACTTACATATCAATACTTCCTCATATAGATGGAAAGAAGATTTCTTCTCCCCGGGAATTATACCCATTTCCTTGGGAGATGGAAGAGTTAAAGCGTAAGGCTAGGAAAGAAATAGAGGAAAATGAAGAGCAATTGCGAAAATTCCTCAATGGTGAATTATTTGACATGAATAAAATAAATTGGAAGAGTAAATCTGATTAATATGGCAGGCAGACTATCGTTTTCAATAGCAATTAATTTTCTGACAGAAAATTTTAAAAAAGGTACAAATCAGATAAAAGCCGGATTCCAAGCAATGCAGGCTCAAATCTTAACTTTTGCTGCCGCTCTAGGCGCAGGAGGAATAGGATTGTCTAATCTTGTAACTAAATTTATAGAAGTCGCTAAATCAACTAATAGAGTGACTACGGCGTTGAAAAACGTATCGGGGTCAATGGCTGTGTTTGCAGACAATCAGCGTTATTTATTGGATTTGGCAAAAAAATACGGATTGGAGATAAACGCGCTTACCGGAAACTATGCCAAGTTTACTGCGGCTGCAAGTATCTCAGGAATGTCTATGCAGGAGCAGAGGAAGATATTCGAGTCACTATCGAGAGCTGCAACAGCTTTTGGTATGAGTGCTGACGATAGTAATGGCGTTTTTTTAGCCTTGTCTCAGATGATGAGTAAAGGAAAGATTAGCTCAGAGGAATTGCGTTCGCAAATGGGAGAGAGATTGCCCATTGCTTTACAGGCTATGGCAAAAGCAGCCGGTACAAGTGTAGCAGGCCTCGATAAGTTGATGAAAGAAGGAAAACTGTTAAGCGCAGAGGTATTACCGAAGTTTGCAGATGCGTTAAACGAGATGATTCCCAATGTGGATACAGATAATTTGGAAACCTCATTAAACCGGTTGCAAAATGCATTCACAAAGCTGGTTAATGAGACAGATATTCAAGGGAAATACAAAGGTCTAATAGATTGGCTTACCGGGCATGTAAAGAAAGCGACAGATAATATTCAGAGTGTTATTACCTATGTGGTTGCAGCTATTGCTGTTTTGGTGACAAGTCGGCTTGTTAATAAATTGATTGTATCTTTTCAAAAGACGGAATTAGCCGCAAAAGCAGCTGCGAGGCGAGCTGCAAAAGCAGCTGGTCAGTCATTCGATGAAGTGGCTTGGAGGTCTCAAAAAGCATCCTCTACGATGAAAGCCATGTTTTCCAATGCGGCAAAATCTGTCAAAGCTGCTTTAATATCTATGGTTCCTACGGCTATTATAGCCGTGATAGGAGCTGTTGTGGCTAAATTGGTAGTAATGGCTCAAGAGGCTAAAAGGATTAAGAATTTGTTCTCAGAGTATAAGGCGGAACTTAACAAGAGCACCAATACATCAGATATAATCAACCTGCAAACTCAATATAAGATAGTTACAGATTTAAAAAGAAATCTTGATGAGAGAAGATCTGCTTTGTCTCAGATAAATAGGCAGCTGAACACGAATTACTCTATTGATGAAAAGAATCTTACCATTCAGGGAGATTTGAACAAGAAGTTTGCTGAAAGGGTGGAGCTTTTGAAAGCAGCGGCGGAAGTAGATTATCTGACTCAGAAAAAACTAGAAGTAGAGGATAATATAGAGAGTATTCAGAGAAAGAAGGGGGCAAGAAAAGAAGAAGTTGCGTCAGGAAATGCGAATGCGTTTTCTGTATTATGGCAAGGAGTAACAAAGATTGCAAGTGATAAGTTTAAGATAGGGACAGGATCAGATATACAAACTTATGACACAGAACTTGTAGAGCAGAATAGAATATTAAAAGATATTAACGCAAGGCTTGAACAGGCTACTGTTAAGGCTAATTCATCGTCTGTCGGTTTGTCTACTGCGGGGACAGGAAATATTGTTGGTGCCGGTAGCAATGATAAAAAAACACCGTTGCAAAAATTGGAAGAAAAGTCAGCCAAGGAATTATCGGAGCTGGAAGCAAAATTTAAGATTGGCTCTCTTTCTCAGGCTGAATACAACAAGGCGTTGGCAGAGTTGAATATAAAGTTATATGCTGAGGCTAGTGGGTCAAATGACCGGAAGGTATTAGAAAGTGAATTTTACAAGGTAAGACAAGAGGCGGCACGTCAGGCGGTAGATCAGATGGGACAATTAAAAGCCGCGATAGAGTTGGAAAAAATTCAAAAAGAATATTCCGCGTCCTTGGAAAAATTAAAGGCTCAAAAAGAGAATGGTATACTGACAGAGGAACAATATAAATCCGAATTGCAAAGGCTTGCTGTAGAAACCGCTCGCACTGCCGGAGCGATTAAAGATATAGGGATAGAAGGGAAGGCATTCGTCGCAGCAATGCAGGCAACAGCTCAAACTATGAATACCCCTGTTAAGGTAAAAGAGAGAGATACGACTTTTGATTACAAAAAAAACGCAGTAGATATCGCTTCGGAAAAGCTTGATTTGGCAAAAAAATACGCAAAAGATTTGCAGGAAGAGTTTCAACAAGCGGGAAAAACATTAGATGATGAGTTGGCTAAGTCTATGGCCGGTGTTCCTGATTTGGAGCAGGCATTAAAAATAGCTCAGGTGAGGCAGGATATTAAAGACTTAAGTAAGGAGTTAAGAGAGGGTATCTATTCAGGGGTAAAGAATATTGCATCAAGTGCGGATAGAATGGTAAATGCATTTTCACAAATGCAAGACGTATTGGGGGATGAGGATGCAACTGCTTGGGAAAAAGTGATGGCGGTATGGAATACCATGATAAATACGGTAGACAGCATAATGAGTGTTGTCCAAACCATAGAAAACATATCGGAAGTGGCGAAAAAATTAAGTGGTGCAAAAGAAGAGAATGCAAGTGCTGAAGAAGAAGCACTGGGAATCATTGGCACAAAAGCAGCAGAAGTTGCGGCAAATGAAGCTGCCGCGGCTATAGAGATAGCTACGAGTAAGGCTAAAACTCAAGCTGCCACAACAGAAATGGCGGCAAAGTCGACAGCAGCGTATGCATCCATTCCGTTTGCCGGCGTAGGACTTGCTGCCGGTCAGATAGCAGCGATGCAATCGCTGATCACGGCAGCATCTAATGTCCCTCAGTTCGCCAATGGTGGTATTGTCTCAGGACGCACATTAGCCGAGGTTGGCGAATATCCGGGGGCAAGCAGCAATCCGGAGGTCATTGCTCCGTTAAGCAAGCTGAAAGATATGATAGGGGGAGGTTCTGTCAGCCGGATAAAGGTGGAGGTTGGCGGAAGGGCGGTGATAAGGGGAAGTGATGCCTGGTTGCAGATTTCCAATCATGCAAAAAAAATCGGTAAGAAATTTCCATAAATAGATATTATGCAAAAATATAGAATTCCATTTTTTAACTACGATGGAGAGCGTTTGGAAATTATAATTTCCGCAAAAGACTATAGTGGGGAAACAGTAGAATTAAGAGCTGCTCCATCGGCATTTGTCGTTACAGGAGATGATGAGGGATTCATTTACAAACCCATAAGGACATCTACGGCCTCTGTATCCATTAATGCAGAAACTTTGCTATTGGACCTGTTTAGCATAGATAATCAATATGCTTCGGTGAAATTGTACAAGGATAGTAGGTTGCTATGGACAGGATATATCACCCCCGAGCAATTCACGCAATCTTATGCACCTGTAGTGGATGCCATAGAGATTGACTGCGTCAGTGCCATAGCCACACTTGAAAACATTAAGTATGAGCAGCAGACAGAATCGGGATTCATTACCGCAATGGAGCTGCTAAGATACCTTATATCTTCCGCCCATGGTGGCTATGAGTCCGTATATATCCCTTATGTGTATGCGTCTTCCTCCGCTGCTTATTCTTCGGGCGAGAACGTATTGGATAAACTCAGATTCGCGGAAGAGAACTTCACCTCAGATGAATTGATGCTGGATGAAGTATTGACCTACCTCATGCAGTTTTTTTCATGGACGCTGTATGATTACGAAGGCAGCCTGTATATCATCGATGCGGACTATACCGGTCAGTATCGCAAGTATAATGAGGCATTGACATCTTATACAATGGTGTCGGTGAATGATGCCACATTGCAGGATATCGGCTTCGCCGGCAGCGACAACACCATTGACGTTTTGCCCGGTTATAATAAGGTTACGGTCAAAGCAGTCAACAATGTGTTTGAAGACTTGGTGGTTAATGAGGATTATGATTACCTGGAATGGGCGGGCGGTTCGAGTTACAGCGATAAGGATAAGTATGACATCAAGAGGTTTCTGAAACCGAAGGAATGGAAAATGTATTACTACGATCAGAACCGCCACGAAACCATACTGAGTACTAATATTAACGATAACATATTCGGGGCCGTCCTGATGAAGGAAGCGTTGTTCACCGGTGGTGGAGACCCGCCGGGGGATTATAATTGGGCTGACAGCATTCAGATGCGGTCTGCTACGGTAGATGGTGTGATGGTTTTCGACGAATATCAGAAGGAAACCCTGCCTGCCTTTACGATGAGAGGTCCTAATGCGGTCTGGAAGGACGGTGCCATCGGCATATCGGGAAGCATGCGTTTTCCGTCCGACAGCCGCATGAACTATATCTATGACGGTGATATGAATATCTCTGCCAATATCCCTTACGCATGCTCTCTTAAGATCGGGGATAAGTATTGGAACGGCAGTGGATGGCAATCCTCATTTGTCCGGTTTGAAATCGTTTTCGAAACGGACAATATCAAGAACTGGGCGAATGTAAAGAGCACGAAAACGCCCGATATGCCATATAGCGGACTGTCCGGGCACATCATCACTCTTCCATCGGACGTACCGATTATCGGAGAATTGGAATTCACGATGTACTGTCGCAGGCAGAGGGTCGCTCAGGAGGTCGGTTTTGTCGCATACGGTGCCATTTTAAAGGACTTCCGATTTGATTACAAGAAGAAAGACGGGATCATTGATGAAGGCGAAGACGGTGACCGCTTGTATGAGAACGTGGTTAACGATAAGTTCATGTCCGAACTTGACGAAGTTGAGTTCGGCATAAGCTCTTATAATGCGGACGGGGCTTCCTATAGCAAGGCACTGTTGGGAAATGACTTCTTGACGGATAACCTGTATTCCGCCATCGAGGATAAACTTGTCAGACCCGAAGAAGCCTTCATTCGAAGGGTGATTAACCGTTATAAGGCAACCCAAATCAAGTTAACGCAGGTAATAAAAAACGATGGTTCTATCCATCCGTTTACCCGGTTGTATGACAAATCAGCGGTTAATAAGAGATTCATGCTGCTAAGCGGTGTATGGGACTATGAGCGGAATAATATTCAATTAGCGATGGTGGAAAATGGGAATTAAGTCAGAAATAAGAATAACAAACAGAATCGTTCCGAGAGAACGTGACGGAAAGTGCGCGTCAAGGACGGTTACGGTTACTTCAGGCGGAAGTAGCAGTGATATAGAAGAATTGTCCGATTGGTTTCTGTCTTCCGTATCAGATGATGAAGCGAAGGGGGTGATTAATTTCCTCAAGGGAATTAAGATTAACGGGCATGATTTAAAACGTATCCTGGGAACAGAGGCGGAAGATGAGGATATTACAGACGATGACATCCTTACAGGGTTGTTTATACTTGATCATTTCATCAGGAAGGACAAGCCCGACACTGCCGGTGAGTTCATAACTTTTTTGAGAGGATGGTACGGAGGAAATTTTCAGCAAGGATCTACAGGAGCGGGGTTATGGCAGGATGAGCAGGGTGCATGGCATTTGGAGCTTGATTATGCCCATTTCCGCAGGAAACTGACAGCTGAAGAAATAGAAGTGCAGAAAACCACCCATATTGGTGGCAAACTGATGGAGACCGCTGCCGGAATGTCCTGTATCAAAGTGGAAGACTTGGGAGATTACTGGCGATGCTACATGCGGACTAAGGATGCGGAAGGAAGGATCATATACAATCAGTTTAAGGTAAAGGACCAGGCTTTGGCTGAGACGTTTAACCTTCAAAAACAATCGGACGGGACGCTTGGTAATCACTTCTTATGGCGATTGGTGGTTGCTGTAGGTACGGATTATATCGACTTGTCGAAGGATATATGTGCCGCTGAAAGTGATGCTCCTTTGGTCGGTGATGATATTGTGCAGTTAGGTTACCAAGGTACGGATGATCCGAACAGGCAGAACGCGCAGATATTGGCAGGTGCCGGTGAAGGCTCACCGTATATCAAGCAATATGTAGGCATTAACAGTTTTGTTTTGCCGGAAGAGTATACAAGGATTAAGCCTGGAGATAACCTCTTAACCGGGCGCATGAATTTACAACCGGGCTCCACCGGTTCCGCCAATCTGACCGACCTTCCCGATGAGATATATAATGCCGTGCAGATAGGTAATGAAAATCTCTTATTAAATTCAGGGTTTACGGGTGATTATGATAGCATTGATATATCAGAATCAACACAAATGCAGGCAGACACAGAAGTTTATTCGCCAAAAATAAAGTACTGGGAAGGGGATGCGAATATCGTAGAAGACAGTGAAGCCGTGTCCGGTTACAGAGCAGATATCGGTTACTTGTCGCAAGAGGTTAACCTTATGTTGGAGGAGCAGTATGTGATAAGTTTAAGAGCCAAGGGTACATCTCTTACTGTCGGATATGGGGATTATAATTCTACAGAGTCTCTTGACGATACATATAAGAAATATGTGTATAAATTCACCTGTCGGTCATTAGGCGTTTTTTTTATTTCCGGCAAAGCATCAGTGTGCGATATTAAGCTGGAAAGAGGTACCATTCCGACCGATTGGTGTCCATCACGATTGGATACCGATAAATCGGCAGACAGATTCAAATACCTGCAATACATACAGGATGCAATCAAAGATGGTTCTGTAGACATTCTTGGTGGTTTGATTTTGGCTAACATGATACAGCTTGGGAACTACAAGAACGGAAAGCTTCAAAAAGTAACCGCAGGTATTTCAGGTATCTATAATGACGATGACGATGTGGCATTTTGGGCGGGTGGAACATTACAGCAAGCTATGCGTACAATAGCCCGATTAAAATCCAATCCTGATTACAGTCCCTCTGATTCTGAGTGGGGTAATCTTGCCAAGTTTATAGCAACTCATGGTGGTGATATCTTTTTAAAAGGGTACATATACGCTGTCGGAGGATTATTCAGGGGGCGTGTAGAAACTGCTATTGATGGTAAGAGGATTGTGATAGATCCGGTAAGTAAGACTTTGAAAATGTTCACGGCAGAAGGAAATGAGACAGTGACGATGAGGTTTGACAGGTCGGAAGAAGGTTATGAATATGGAGATATTATTTTAAAAAAATACAGCAGCAATAATGAAGAATTACTGAAAACCACAGTATATCCGGAACGAATTAGAATTGAGAATAAGGTTGAAAAAACAGACATCCTTATTGCACCTGAGAACGTAACGGTTATAGGTGGGAATGGTGAGGTAATGAGGGTTGGAATGAAAGCGGTTTATTCCGATATATCATCCAGACATTATATATCTGACATTTTTTCAAGTAATTGGCCTACTTCTGAGGACAGCGTGGAAACGGGAGGTGTATATATGACATCAATCCCTATTGGTGATTCAATCATAAGTGGAGTGTTAAGAGTAAAAAAATAATATATGAATTTAAATACGATACTGAATTCGGGAAAATTTCGGGATATAGCTGCTCGTTTGAATGAGAATTTCAGCAAAATCTCTACCGCCATAGATAGTGTGAGTCTGTCGGCGACAAAAAATAAAGGGCTATTCCCAACTGTTGAGGAATTGAAGTCCAAGTACCCAAATCCATCCCCCGGAGATTGGGCGGTGGTTGGTGATTCTATCCCTGGGAAGATATACCGTTGTGAAACAGCCGGTTCGTGGATGGATACCGGGAAGACAGGCGGTGGAGGTAATGTTGATTTAGCCGGATATGCAAAAAAAACAGACCTTGCCGGACTGGAGAGCAGTTCGGAAAAAATTAATCAGATTGGGGAAAAATTGGCGGGGGACTCAGGTTGGTTTAATGTCCCAATATCTTTATCGATAGGTAGTATTGGCTCCGGAACTTCTATTAACCCGTCAGCAAAAAACAGGCTATCATCACAATTCATTTCTATCGAAGGGAATCGGACCTATCAGTTCAGATGCAATGACGGATATCAGTACTTTATCGGCGGAATTGATGCTTTGGTAAAATATGAAGATATAACAGATTGGATGAGTGGCACAAATACTGTAACCATCCCTGCTAAAATTACAGATTTTGCCGTATCCTTGAAAAAAACATCCTCGCAATATGTGCTGGTAGAAATGGATTTGGGTGAAATCATTAATGGCTCTACTGATATGTCAGGCAATCTAACCTCTTCCGATACTAGAATTATAACGAAGAATATGATTCGGATAGAGCCTAAGAAAAATTATACCTTACGTATAAATCCCGGGTATAATTATTCTTTGATAGGATATGGTGAAAATGGACAATTGGTCAATGATTATGGTTGGTCCGACAAAAACATTACTGATTGGTGGAGCGTAAATTTTTTTAGGATAGCATTCAGGCGAACCGATGATGGTGCTATATCCCCCGATGATTTCGCTAAAGTTGGTTTCTCTATGTCGTATGAAGGAGCGTCCGGCACGGAAGAAGACTTTTCCGAATCAGATATACCATTAACCGGAATGACGATATATCAAGACGGACAGAGATATTCTCCGGCAGCACCTTATAAGTCTGTGAATATGAATGATTCGGTATATCTCCCTAACGACAAGTGGGTCAGAGGTACGCTTCAATCGGACGGTTCTGTCAGTACTCCGAGTAGTATTCGATTGGTAACTAAGGATATGATAGATATCAGCAATTATAGTATTGTGAGGCTGAAAACGGATTCTCGTTTCAAGGCATACCTGATGGGGTACACTTCTTCCGGTACGGTAGTCGGGACTGTGCTTGACGATACATCGGAAGGTGTTTACCGGAGAGAGCCAAATGTGCATTATATCCGTATATCCTTACGCCGCAATGATGGCAATGAAGAAATGCCACCTTGGGAGTTAGGACCATCCATTATTGAGTTATCATTTGAAGAAGGTACATTAACCGGCAGTAATGATGTGATTCTGAATAACAAGGATAAGGAATCTGCCGTAATCGCTGCATCCATATATTATAATTATAATGGGGATAGATTCGATAACGACACTTCTCAGGTAAATTTTTTCGAATTTGCATTCATAGCAGATACCCATGGGCATGATTCGGCTGTTAGCCGTTTTTTGCGATACAGCCAAAGGTTTGGCTGCATTGATTGCGCCATCCATGGAGGGGATATTGTCAATAAGAGTGTATTAAGTGATTATAATTGGTTCAACCGTTTACAGGAGGACTTTAAGAAACCTTTTCTTGTTGCTCTGGGCAATCATGATCAGTCAAATGCCAACTCTTTACCAACGATTTCTCAGTTATATGACCGGTTTTACAAGCCTTATGTTAAAAAAAACGGAATTGTAATTCAGTCCGGTAAAACTTATTTTTATCGGGATTTTTCGGAATATAAGGTTCGGGTAATTGTACTTAACGCTTGCGAGATACCATCCGATTCCGTTAAGTCCAGCAATAATGGAGCAGATTACTATAAGACTTGCTGTTCTCAGGAACAAGTAAACTTTTTAATCAGTGCGTTAAAAGTTGAAAATGAATGGCATGTAGTTATCGTGACACATTATTTTAACACCTTGGTCAGATTTGAAGAAAATCCATTTACAACCGAATATTGGTATGGTAAAACTTTTGATTACACATTTCCCAATGGGCAGTCAGGCGATGTCGTTTTGGATATCCTTACTGCTTACAAGAACAAGACTGCAATTAATGAAACTTATACATATACTGTTGATAATTGGCAATCCGTATTAGGAAGTGTGACAGTTGACATAGATTTCGCCACATACAATGGAACATTGGTTGGCGCATTCGTTGGTCACCAGCATTGTGATACATTCGGGTACCTGAATGGGATACCCGTAATAGCTGTGGCATCGGGAACGACTGATTTGGCGGCAGCCTTTGAATCGGATACTCCACGTATCAACGGAACGAAAACAGAGGATTCATTCAATATTATAGCAATTGATACTGTCAATAAAAAAATAAAGATGGTAAAAATAGGTGCTGATATGACATATAGTATGAATGAGAGAAAATATGTGGCTATCAATTACTAATTTAAATTTATAATATTATGACACTGACTATTATTTCTTTGGTTTTGCTTACCGCATACATAATGTATGCGGTAAAAGTATGTGGAATACCTTACTCTGTCTCCGACACTTACTATCAGTTGGAGAAGCGTAATTATCCTAAATGGCTGTTTCAATTTGCCATGATTGTTCCGTCGATGTTATTGCTTCCGGCATGGTTGGGCTGCTCACCCGAACCGATTCAATTCCTCACTTTCCTATCATGTGGAGGTTTGATGTTTGTAGGGGCAGCTCCCTGTTTCAGATTGGAATTAGATGGCAAGATACATTATACCGCTACTGTCGTATGTGGATTATCTGCCATGCTATGGACTTGCATTGTAGGATTTTGGTATATCCCGCTTTTTTGTTTCATCGTGGCCGGATATATGATATATAGATTTGATAAGCCGGTGTTTTGGATTGAGATAGCTGCATTTGTAAGCACTTATATATCCATATTGGCAGAATGTTTATAGTGTAAAAAATTCCCTGCATACCTTCTCAGGCTGGCAGGGAATAAAGATTAGCTTTCTCGTCCGGTTAACAAGGTTTTGCAAATATAACATTAAAAATTAATCCGACAAATGATTAGTGCAATAGTTAGAGATGGCATCGATAAGAGCGTAGCCGGAGGATTGGCAGGAATAGCTACCGCATTCGTTCAGGAAAGCATAGAACACATGATTCCGTGGCTGATAGTGTCTGCTGCCGTGATTATATGTGATTTAGCCTGCGGGCTGAGAAAGAGTATCATAATGGGCGAACAGGTCCGGTTCAGTCGGGCGGTAAGGCGAACCATGGGCAAGATGGTTACATACTTCAGTTTCGTTTTCATGGTGGTGATGATAAACAAGGCATCGGGTAGCCGTTACGACATTGATATGTATTCCTGCCTGATGGTATGTTTTTTGGAAATGTGCTCGATTATCAGCAACATACTTAAGCCGAAGGGAATCGAGCTGAATATTGTCGAAGCGTTCAGGCTGGTTTTCGGCAAGACATTAAAGGTTGACAAAGAAGATATTAAAGAAGTAATTAAGGAGGAAAAAAAATGAAATTTTTTACAATTGCGGAGCTGTGCAAGTCCACGACTGCCGACCGCTTGGGTATCAACAACAGATGCAGACAGGAGCATGTAACAGCTCTTACTGCCTTGGTGGATAACGTGCTGGACCCATTACGCACATGGTGGGGAAAGCCTATAACAGTAAACAGCGGTTATCGCTGCCCAGAGCTGAATGAAGCCGTCAAGGGAAGCAAGTCTTCTCAGCACATGAAGGGTGAAGCAGCCGATATTGACACAGGAGACAGACAACAGAATAAGCTGTTGTTTGAGTATATCCGCAAGAACCTGCCTTATGACCAGTTGATTGATGAGAGCAACTTCGCATGGGTACATGTAAGCTTTAGGGCAGATGGTAAGAATCGGAAACAGGTATTAAGTTTATAAATCTACAATTATGGCATTAAAGGATATAACCGGCAATTTTGCAGCATCCGGCTCCAATCAGGAGTATAAGTTTCAGCCTGCTGCGTCTACATTTGGTTTGCAATTGGTATTCGATACACATCCGTCCAAGGTGGTATTGTATCAGAGTTTGGACGGTGAGAGTTGGGTGGCGTTTGAAGTCGATTACGGTGTCGGGTCGATTTGGCAGAAGAACATCGAAGGTGTATTGGGTGAGCAGCATATCAAGATTCAGTGCAATGTTAAGCCTGTCAAGGCATTAATTTTGGAGTGATATGAAGGTTAACACAATATCTTTAAATTCGGTGCGGTTGAATACAATCGCACTGAATCACATTGGCGAAATCCGTTCGGGTGGCGGTGGTTCCAAGCCTTCCCCTATCCCTCAATGGATAAGGGAGCATATCTCATTCTATTATGACATGAGCAAACCGATGGATGTGTATCCTGATGATTTTGGTAAATGGACTAAATCAACAGATAGTACTTTTAAGGTTACATCTACAAATATTACTATAACTAATCTGAAGGCTGAAAAAGTTAGCTCTGTGTATATAGGCAAAGGAGGTAATTTCAAAGGGATGAAAATCCGAGTTAGTGGGTTGGTTGATGGACAGGAATTATATTGGGGGTATTGGAATAATTCGCTTTTAAGGATTCCATCTAATGGGGATTATACACTATCTCCTATAGAGCAGGCTGTCGATAACCTTGGGATAAGAAGTGGGAATATTGTTGGCGATTGTAATATTACGATTGAGATGCTTCCTAGCGGCAAATCTGTCCCCACCAATGAGATACTTAAGGTATCGGGGTATCTACAGGACCTGTCAGGTCGGAAAAGGAATATGAAGCTAAATAACTTTCTCTTCGACATGATGAGCGGTGTAGATGGGTATAAGAATGAGTCGTTTGAGACTGTTCCTGGAAATACTAATATAAAATGGAAGCATCTCTCTTATTACTCGATACAAGGTAAGCCAACGCAAAAAGCTACAGACTTCGGGCTTTACAGGGTTAAAAACAATGCCAATAAATTTCTATATTTAAAATGGAACATAGAAGGGATACAAGAAGGCAATAAGGTTTATTTGGCTCAATATAATAATGAAAGCACAAGAATTGAGTTAACCAATGGTGTTAGCGATATAGCCTTGGATATGACTAATAGCGATAATCCGGGATATGGTTATGTGGTCATTATCTCCGACCAACCCTACTCCACAGACATCACCATTACTCAGATACCGGAATATCCCGGTGCATTAGTGACAGATGGTGTAGATGATTACGGATTGGTAAAGAATCTGAGCAATGGAGTGAAGATGCTGTTTATGACTATAAATACTTCTTCCCCAAATAGATATATTTACGAGCAGAGAAAAGAAAAGGACATTCTCACATTCTCTGTATTAGGTAAGCCTGGCGGTGATGATGTGGCTTATAATTGGAAAAACAACGGACATACTTATATTGATGGTGTTCTGAATAACACTATTACAAGTGCAAATCTGCTAAACAAGAAGCATATTTTGACAATTGTAAATGATGATGTAACAGTTGAGAACACAAAAACCCCAAGATATTTCGCTACTGATTTTGAAAATTATCCATCCAAACTCGCCTTCTACAACTCCATAGCCTTCGACTCCATACCAACAGAGGCAGACGGATTCACAGAGCAAGAATTAATTGATTACGTAATAACTAATATAATTGGACAATGAGATATACAATCGTTACAGTGGAATGGCTGACCCAACATGGACTGTTGGCACTTCCGACAATGCGAAGCAACGCAGATGGCACGAAAGTAGTGCTGCACGAGGAATTCGTTAACCTCTTCCCAAGGGACTCCTTCCCCACCTACAGAATGGATGACCCCGAATTCGTACAAATCATGGAATCGGAAGAATGGAATCACGAACCACAACCCTATAGCGCTGATTACATATTGGCTGCATCCGCACAAAACATGGTGGAATCCGCCAAAAAACAGATACAGACATTGAGCCTGACAGACAGTGAATCTTTAAAGGTTAAATCGCTGTATCCCGATTGGGCGGAATATATAGACGAATCCTTATCCAAGGGAATGAAGGTTAATTACAAGGAACACCTGTATAAGGTCCGGCAAGATATCCCTATGGTTTTGGAAAGCCAATATCCCGGCATGGCTACGGCAGCACTCTACGAAGTGGTTGTAGAGACCGCATCAGGCACCAAGGATGACCCTATACCCTATACACCTCCTATGGAGATATTCGAGGGCAAGTACTATACTCAGAATGACGTATTGTATATCTGCACAAGGGACAGCGGTCAGGCATTGACCCATGACTTAAGCAGCTTGGTAGGGTTGTATGTTAATGTTGCAAACTAAAACCAAATTGAAATGAAATGGCTTCCTTACATATTACTGATTGTACTCGCTTTCGGTTTAGGATGGTTTGCAAAGCCATCCCCCGAAGCAGTTATAGAGGCAAGAACGGATACGGTATTCAGTTCAAGCCTTGTGGTAAGAAGGGATACGGTTCCCTACTACCTTCCTACTCCTTTGATTTGCTGGCACACAGGCGATACTATCCATGTAGGTGATACGGTGCTCCCTGTCGAGCAGAAGATATACCGGGACAGTAACTATACGGCTTATGTCAGTGGTTATAACCCGAACTTGGACAGTTTGAAGGTATATCCTAAGACTGTCACGGTCACTAATGATATCCATCATGTGATGAAAATTAAACCTCGTAGATGGGGTATGTCAATCACTGCCGGCTATGGATTTGGCAAGGATGGGCTATCACCGGCTGTCGTGGTTGGATTAAGTTATAGAATTTGGTAAAACGTATAATATGGACGATATTCAGATTTTCAAGAATGAGGTCTTTGGCGAAGTGAGAGTAGCCGGGACGAATGAAGAGCCTTTGTTTTGCGCAAAGGACGTAGCAACTGCATTGGGGTATTCCGATACAGCTGATGCAATACAAAGACATTGCAAATCAGGCAAAAAGGTGTTTTGCCCACACAAAAACGGAATGGGTGGAACTAATATGGTATATATTCCGGAAAAGGATGTATATAGGTTAATAATGAGAAGCAATCTTCCTAATGCCGAACAGTTCCAGGATTGGGTATGCGATGAAGTCCTGCCTTCTATCCGCAAACATGGCGGTTATCTTACGCCCGACAAGATAGAAGAGGTATTGAGCAATCCGGATACCATTATACGTTTGGCGATGCAACTCAAGGATGAACGATCCAAGAGAAGGGATGCAGAGCAGCATATAGCCATCCTGACTCACACGAACAAAACCTATACGGCTACGGAGGTCGCAAAAGAAATAGGTATGCGTTCGGCTGCTGAGTTGAACAGATGGCTTGAGAGCGAGAAAGTACAGTATAAGGTAAACGGAACATGGGTTCCTTGTGCCGGTTATGCGAATTTGGCGTGGTTTGAAATCAAGCAGGAAGAGCTGGACAGTGGACGTATAATTTATCATAGGAAGATAACCGGTATTGGCCGTGACGGAATCATTAATCTTTATCAGAAGGGAGGGTGAAATGGAATAGGACATCATATCGGGAATTATTCTCGCAATACTACGAGTAGAAGCGTAGTAGACAAAAGCAGTTCTTTTACGGCTTAGAATGAAAAGAAAGCCGTCCTCCTTAATGATTGACAGTCGACAGGAGATGAACACCCAAGGCATTGTTTACGGCTTTCTTAAGTTGTAACAAGGTTTTGGGTGTTTTGTTTTCCAATTTTTAAAAAAAGTATCGATGAGAATAGAGGAATTATATCAGGATGTCATAATTACGGTATGTGATGTTACAGGTATTGATGAGGCTGACATATTACATAGCAACCGCGAAGAGTGTGCCGATGCCCGATATCTGCTTGTGATGGCGTTATCCAGGATGATGACCGATGAGGAAATTGGCAGGGTCATACACAGGACCAGGCAGGGTGTATCTTATATCCGTTCCAACAGGGCAAAATTAAGCAAGTGGATTGTGGCAAGCAATTGGCAAGTAATCAGCAAGTATATCGCAAGCAAGTATTTCATTTGCCGATGATTTATGGCTTTCTTTGCATGTAGCCCAATGAAGGGCTGCAATACAAAATACAAGTTATATGGAAGCAGAAGTAAAACAAGTAATTAAGGAAAAGGAGTATGTCCATGGCGAAGATCGTAAGGAATATGCTTCTAAGGGCGTGGGTAACGCAGCGTTGACTACCGGTATTATCGGTACGGCTCTGGGTGCAGCCGCATTATGGGGGCGCGGAGGTCGCATTTTTGGTGGTGGCGGTATGCCTGAGAACGTAAACATCAATACGGTCAGCGATGCCATTGCCGGACGTTCGGGTGTGGCTCCTACGGCATTCCAGGCGTGGGAGAAGGGATGTGAGGAAGCTTTGAGTTTAACCAATACCATTTGGGGGCTTAAAGTCAACACTCAGGAACAGATGTACGCACATCGCGAGATAGACATTAACGAGAAATGGCAGCTCTACAAGTCACAGGTAGACGGTGACTTCGGAAATTACAAGGTTTCGCGTGATCTGTACGATAACATGAATGACAAGCTGAACACAGCTGCATTCGGCCTGTACAAGGGACAGCGTGACCTCTACGACACACTCAATGAGCGTTACTCCGCCAAGTTCTGTGAGCTGGACAAGAAGGTATACGGAATGGAAGTTGCCAACCTGTATCAGAACAAGATTATTCAAATGGGCATGGATAGCGTCCTGAAGGAAAGCATGTGCTATACGGACCGCAAGACATGCCGTGCAATCTATGGTGTGGTGGGTTTGCCTTCAACCCCGACAGTCAGCGTACTGGAAGGGGCGAACCCTTACGGATGCAACTGCCGCCCGCAGTCAACCGCACCAAGCGCGTAAGACGTAAGAAACGTTAGTGGTAAGTCCCTTCGGGGGCATACCACTTTCTTTATTAACCCACTGACAAAAAAATAATGAATATGTTTGAAAATGACCCTCTACTTACATCCGGGCGTAACCTGGAACAGTTGGCGCAGGAAAACGAGATGTACCAGCAGAAGCTACAGGCTTTGCAGCAGTTTCCCAAGACGCAGCCCGTACAGCATACCGCAACTCCTGTTTGGGATGAGATAGACCGTATTGTCTCATCTCTCAACGATCAGGAGCGCGGCATCCTGAGCAACAATAAAGAGTACTACGATAACAGCATGGCTATACAGGAGATGGTTAATGCCGAACTGCTTCTGCTGGTCAAGGGCAGGATAGAGGCGTCTGCCGAAGGTAAGGCCATATTGGAGCAGCAGCTGTCATTTGTAAGGCGGACGTCGAAAACAGCCAAGGAAGAGACCGCCAGGCGTGATGCTCTGTTTAGGGAGTATGTGACGGAACATAGTGATATGACATGGCAGGAGTTTATCGACTGGAAGAATGGAAAACCTCAATCTAAATCGAAAAAATGATGGGAGCAAAGAAAAGTATAACAGAGATTAAGGACAAGATGGCGGATTCGCTGTTGTTGTGGGTCGATGACAGGATTGACACGCTGGTTGAGGCTAACCCGAAGCTGAAGGTCGCTTCGGTGTATTTGAAGAGGGGTGCAAAAAACTATATCGCCAAAGAAAGAGACAACCTGAATACAATGATTGACAATGCCTCTTTGTTTTTGTGCGACGAAAACGGCAACATTGATGCGGATATGCTGTTTAACGACCTCATAGTAATGTTTCGCGAGATGGATGAGATGCCGTTCGGGAAAGGCTTTATCCGTGGAACTATAGGTAAGGGAAATATCCGCATCGCGCTTCCCGACAATCCGGTATCGAATATCCTGTTTGGCAATACAGGGGCTATCAGGATAACAGATGCCGATCTGATAGAGTTTAAGAAGATGATGGTGGAATGACATATTGAAAGCAAAAACAAACGTTTGCTGTTACAATTTGATATGCCAAAAGACTTCTTTTTGCCTGTCAAAAAGATACAAGTACTCCGATAAAACAAAACAGATTGATAATATATAATATTAACGACATGGAATATAAGGATATGATTAGGGATGCCAAGGCTAACGGTGTAGCCTCCGACAAGGCAATGTGGCAGAGCGTGGACACATTGAGTGATATGCTGTGTATTCTCAGGGATGAGCACCCGGATGAATACTGGCGGTTTATGCGCAAGCAGCACTCCATACTGTACGGCAACCACTACGACAGGAATTTTGCCGAAATGGATGTAGAGGGTATACGTTATACAGGACCGTCCGGTGAGAAAAGAACCGGTGCCCATTGGACTGCCGATCAGATAGAGGAAGCTGTAAGGGGAATGTCTTTTCCTTCGGGTACAACCAAGTGGGATAAGTATGTCGCGTTTAACTCGTTTTATGCCGATATGTGTATGGTCTGTGATGATGCTCAGATCCTCAAGGGTGCCCATAGGTTTTACTTTGCCGACGAGGACGCTCCGCAAGGCAAGATATGGGTGTATATGGCTGCAATGTATGACGCCAGGAAGTAGGTGTAGGCTACCCTAAATGTTAAAAAACGCATTTCTTGTGAATTTTCTTACTGTAATATTTTGCAGTGTGGAAATAAACGCTTATCTTTGCATCATCAAAATAACAATAAACCCGGCGGCAACGGATAAGCGGCATTAAGATTATGACACCTAATGCATATAAAGAATTAAACAAAACAGCAGAAGGCCGTAAAAATGCACATGACATTATGCTTCTCGATGTAAGAGCGAGAATGGATAGATTAATTAAAGAGGCCCCACAAGCCAACCAAGAACAAGTGTCTAATTTAATGGTAGCGGCCTTTGGGAAGATACAAGCTCTTGGAAATGGTCTCCTATTCAACTTCTTCGCTGATGATACTTTAAGTGATAAGAACTTCGTGCTATATATCAGTGATATTTTAAAAGGTAAAATGTTTTAATTGGTTATATATTAAACGCTGCGCTATCGGCATGACGGGTACGGAATATGAAATATACAGTATATATAGAAGGGTTAAGCGATAATAAAAAAATTTTAGCAAACACTATAAAAGAAGCTCGTAAAGTAGCAGTAGAAGAAGCTAAAGAAATGGCTCAAAAAAATGATTCTTACGGCGATGCTCTATATTCCATAGAGAAAGATTCTAATGTGATAAAGAGCAGCTATGTCCATTACAATAGAGATAACGATAAGTTTAGCTTTCACAAACCAATTTGGGAAAAATAAGTTTTCTGATTTGAATTAAAAAAACAAGCAATTTTAATGTTATAAAATATAAGATTATGAACTCATACAATATCTACGAAGAGAATCATTATGAAACTGTACTTTATCACGCAATTGCGCGTGACGAAGATCATGTAAGAGAACTGGCAGAAGAAGCGGGTATTAATCTTGAAGGGTTGACCATCGACTTGGAGCGTTCTAACGTTAAGGACCAGATGGGAAGACCATACAGTGCAATGATTGAAGATGCAGTTGTAAGATGATGGATGAGAGAGAACGAATCGGCAAGCGTATTGCCGAACTTAGAAAGCAAAAGGGATTATCCCAAGTGAAGTTGGCTGAGTTGGCCGGCATTGATCCGGGTCACATAGCACGAATAGAGCTTGGCAGGTATAGCACAGGTATAGATATCCTTGCAAAGATTGGGCATGCGCTGGGTTGCAGGGTTGATTTTATAGAAGAATAGACAACCAACAGGTGACAGAATCATCATGATTTCTGTCACCTGTTGGTTGTTATGGTTATACAATGCTGTTTAGCTTCTCTGCATGCTTCTCGACTGACGTATTAAGGACCTTGGCGTATACTTGAGTGACGGATATCTTGGTATGTCCTAACATTTTCGATAGCGTTTCAATAGGAATGTCATTAGCCAAGACTATAGTAGTGGCGAAGGTATGCCGAGCAATGTGACTGGTTAACGGTTTTTTCAGGCCGATTAGTTCGGCTATAAGTTTTAGGCTTCTGTTGAATGATTGTACGGTAGGCACAACGAACTTGTAATTGTATTTTTCAAGTATTTCTATGGCGGGCTTAAGAATAGGTGTGTAGTATTTGGTGCCTGTCTTAATTCGCTCCCCATCGATATATACTACACCATTATGTTCAACCGTGCATTCGTTATAATCAAACATGGATAGGTCCACCCATGACAGTCCTGTGTAGCATTGGAAGATGAATAGATCTCTTACCTTCTGTAATTGCTTGTCGTAGAGCTCAAGGTTGCGGATGGCTTGTAGCTCATCATCAGAAAGTGGTTGCCTTGTTTTATACCGCCCGTGTTTGTCTTTAAATTTTCTGTATGGTGTATCTTCGATGAGCCCCAATCGGAGAGCTTCATTGATGTACGGCTTAATTCTCTTGTGATAGCCATGTATTGTGGTCTGTTCCCTTGTAGGATCTTCTTTTCTTAAAAAACGGTCGAATAAGGCAATATTCTCAGGTGTGATATCATCGAAACTTTGAATGACGCGCGACCTTCTGAGAGCTTCGAGGGCAATTAGGTGTGCTCTTTTGGTAGACCATCGCAAGTTTCTTCTTTGAATCTCGTCAAATGTGAAATCCAAAAATGATGAAGCTGACTTTACATGATTATTATTAATGAGCAGATTAAAATTCTTCAGGTTGACATCCTTTCCTTCCCTTCTAAGATTTGCAATGAGGTTCTCATACTTCTTAATGTATTTGGTAATGGCCTTATTCAGCTCTTTGAAATTTGCATGCCTGATAACGAATTCGCCGTCCCATTGGTTAGAGTATAATTCGATGTCTGTTGATATCCATTTTCTTTCGGTTCTTGAAAATTGAATTTCGATTTCCACCTTAGCGGTTTTTTCCGGAGTTGATTTCTTTTTCCTGTCAAAAACAGGTTTGATTTTCCACGTTTCCATCATTTCAGTTTTAGTTTATTATTTGTTAATTATAGGGAACTGTGATACCAACTGTGATACCAACTGTGATACCAATAACAATTTGGTATCACAAAAGGTTTTTTATGTAATATAAAATATAATCAAGTAACAATGTAGATTTCAATCACATAAAAATAAAAACTCTGAAAATCAATGATTTATATATGTAAAATGCTGAATATAAGAAGATTGGTGTAAAAATAGGAAAAGGGGTAAATTAACCCCTTTTGAGCCGAAACCGGGACTCGAACCCGGGACCTATTCATTACGAATGAATTGCTCTACCAACTGAGCCATTTCGGCAACTGTTTTTTCT